GTAAGCTGGTGCTTGTCCCTGACAAAATCAGCAATCGCCCCACACTGACACCCTCTTGCCTCTGGTTCTACCTGTTTGAATTCACAGGAACTGCATGGTATGCAGCGAACAAAGCAGAAGGGAGAGAGCCTGAATACGTCCGCGGGAACCGCTTCACAACGGTACCCAAAGACGCAAAGACAGACAGGGGGATCTGCATAGAACCCTCTATCAACGTTTTCTACCAGCTAGCTGCTGGCCAGGAACTACGTAAATGTCTTCTCAGGGAAGGTATAGACCTTCGTAATGGCCAATCTATTCACAGGCAGGTCGCCCGTGATGCCTCCCTATCAGGAGGTATGGCCACCATTGACCTCTCTAACGCTAGCGATACCGTCTGTAACAACCTTGTCAAGTTGTTACTACCGGAGAACTGGTATAACTTCCTCAATGAACTCAGATCGCCATTCACTCTCGTGGATGGTAAATGGGTTCGGTTGGAGAAGTTCAGCTCAATGGGCAACGGTTTCACTTTCGAACTTGAGACGCTGATCTTCTGTGCCATAAGCGCAGCGGCTTACGCCATTAATGGGTTGGATCCTCTCTGTGGGTCTAATCTGTTTGTCTACGGTGATGATATCATCGTAGAATCTCAAGTTGCTAGTGACGTTCTCTCTGCTTTGCGATTCTTTGGTTTCACCCCAAACGATAGAAAGACCTTCGTCGTCGGTGATTTTAAAGAGTCTTGCGGCGGTGACTACTTCGGTGGTGTGAACGTCCGTCCACACTACCTTAAAAAGTTACCAAATGAACCGCAGGACTTCATCGCATTTGCAAACGGGCTTCGCCGGATGGCTTGTGACCACCCTGGCGATCTTCGGCGTTCTCACTTTATTCGTCGTGCTTGGTTTCGCGTCCTTGACGCTATACCTTCAGCTCTACGAACACTCCGTGGCCCAGAAGGCCTCGGGGACCTCGTCATCCATGACGAGCGAGAATACTGGATCACCCGAACGAGAAATAGCATCCGATACATCCGGTGTTACCGGCC